GACAGTTGAGCTTCCGCTCGACAAGGTCGCGGTCGGAACGCTGACCAACATCCTCGAAGCCAAGGGAACGCTCATCAAGAAGGCGCTCGGCATCGACGACCTGCGGTTCGAGACCAGAGACGACAAGATCTCCTTCCCCTGGTTCCCGGAACTGCCCACACCGGAGGAAACCAGAGCCTACACGATGTTCATCGCCCAGCTCTGCAAGCTCTCCAAGGATCTGAAAAGAGCAAGCTCAACCGAGACACCGGTCACCAACGAGAAGTACGCATTCCGCTGCTTCCTTCTGAGACTGGGATTCATCGGCGCGGATTACAAGCAGGAACGCAAAATCCTGCTCCGGAATCTTGAAGGCAACTCAAGCTGGAAGAACGGCACTCCCAAGAAGGAAGCCACCGAAGAAGCTGCAGATACCGAGGAGGTGCAGGCATGAGGATAATCAGACCAGAACAGCTTGAACAGCTGAAGAAAGCCTACCCGAACGGCACGCGCGTGGAGCTGATCAAGATGGACGACGTGCAGGCACCACCTGCCGGAACCCGCGGCACGGTTTACGGCGTCGATGATACCGGAAGCCTGCTGGTCCACTGGGACAACGGCGGCGGGCTCAACGTGATCTACGGCGAAGACATCGTGCGGAAGGTGGTGGACTGACATGGACGAGAAAGTCAAAGAGCAGATCCTCGCGATCCGCGACACCGGGCTGGCGAACATGTTCGACCTACCCTACGTGCAGCGCCTCGCCTTCGACCGGAACTACTACGAGCTGGTGATATTCATCGAGGAGCACAAGAAGGAATACGTGCATTTCATCATGACCGGCGAAACGCAGGAATCCTGATTTTCAGACACAGAAAGTTATCAATTAATCTGGCCGAATTGACTTGCTATATACCCTCGAAAGAGTGATGTATATACATGCCGAAAGACACAGAAAGCCAAGCAAACAAGCGAAAATTGGGAGGAACACACAATGGAAAAGAACACATACTTTGAAGCAATGAGAGACACGGCGATCGCCTACAACGAGGCGCAGGCCATCCGCGAAAAGGAACGCGACGCCATGATCGCCGCGGACAACTGGGACGGCGTAAAAGCCTTCGACAAGCGCGAAAAGGAGGAATTCCCGTCCCCCTTCACCGCCGGTCAGAACAAGGCGCTGGTCCTTTACGACCGGAGCCTTAGGAACGGCGCGGATGCCTTCGAGGTCGACGATCTGCCTTGGGACCACGAGATGGCCGACTTCGTTGACACTCTCCGCAAGGCAGGCATCACCGCGATTGTGGTGACTGACCAGAGCACCGGCCTGATGGACGGCATCTACGAACTGACGGCGCTCGGCTACCAGATGCGCGGGCTCAAGACCGTCACCAGAGCCGACGACCACCGCTTCGGCAGCAAGGAGCCAGAACGCAAGAACGGCATTGAATTCCAGCTGTAAACCACACAATTTTCCCCGCGGAAATTGCCCTGAAGATTGTCACATATATTCTCCGGAAACGACTTGCTATTACAGGCGTCCGGAGTGATATATGTACACACCGAAAGAGAAAAGCACAGCAAACGGAGGGTACGACTATGTGGGACGAAGGAACACTTCTGATCGACGGAACAAACGTGAAATACTGGGTGAAGCACTACGCGGAGCCTTCCGAGGAATACGGGATCGACGGAGGCCGCATCTCGAAGATGGAGCTCCGGGTCGGCGGCAGAACCACCCTGAACTACGACCGCGGCTGGGATATCGAGCCCGAGGATGAAGCAAGCCAGCTGGCCTACGCTTTCCTCATGAAGAAGTACAACTAAGAAACGCCTTAAGAATGAAAATTCCGAGAGAGCCGGTTCGCCGGTCTTTCTCTCGTTCCGATAAAAACAAGATCGCTTCGGCGGTCTTTTCTTTTGCCATTTGGAAAGGAGGCATGACCCGTGGCAGTACGGAAGTTAAAGAAATATAAGGTCACCCGGTTCATGGAGAAGACCTCCCACTATGATAAGGACCTCGCCGATTACGCTGTTCTCTTCATCGAGCAGCTTTGCCATACGAAAGGAACCTGGGCCGGAAAGCCCTTCGAACTCATCGACTGGCAGGAGCAGATCATCCGTGATCTGTTCGGTGTGATAAAGGCGAACGGCTACCGGCAGTTCAACACCGCCTATGTGGAGATCCCGAAGAAGCAGGGAAAGTCAGAGCTTGCTGCGGCAGTCGCCCTGCTCCTCACTTGTGGAGACGGCGAGGAACGAGCTGAGGTTTACGGCTGCGCCGCAGATCGAAATCAGGCCAAAATCGTATTCGATGTTGCGATCGATATGGTCCGCTTCTGCCCAGCCCTCTCAAAGCGCGTCAAAATCCTCGAATCCCAGAAACGGCTCGAATATCTTCCGACCCACAGCTTTTACCAGGTGCTCTCCGCTGACGTAGCAAATAAGCACGGCTTCAATACCCACGGCGTGATCTTCGATGAGCTCCATACCCAGCCGAATCGAAAGCTCTTTGATGTCATGACGAAAGGAAGCGGCGATGCCAGAATGCAGCCGCTCTTCTTCCTCATCACGACCGCTGGAAATGATACGCACTCGATCTGCTATGAGCAGCATGAGAAGGCGCTTGACATCATGAACGGAAGGAAGCATGACCCGACCTTCTATCCAGTCATCTTCGGTGCAGATGAATCTGAGGACTGGACGGACCCGAAGGTCTGGAAGAAAGCAAATCCGTCTCTTGGTATCACGGTCGGCATCGACAAGGTCAAAGCCGCCTGCGAGAGCGCGAAGCAAAACCCCGGCGAGGAGAACGCCTTCCGACAGCTCCGCCTGAATCAATGGGTAAAGCAGTCCGTCCGCTGGATGCCGATGGACAAGTGGGATGCCTGCGCCTTCCCAGTGAATGAGGATGACCTCGAAGGACGGGTCTGCTACGGCGGCCTCGATCTGTCCTCCACAACAGATATCACAGCATTCGTTCTGGTCTTCCCTCCGGAGGATGAAAACGATAAATATGTGGTTCTCCCCTACTTCTGGGTACCGGAAGATACGCTGGATCTCCGCGTCCGACGGGATCATGTCCCTTATGATCTCTGGGAAAAGCAAGGCGTCCTTGAGACCACGGAAGGCAACGTCATCCACTACGGCTACATCGAGAAGTTCATCGAAAACCTCGGCGAGCGATTCAACATCAAAGAGATTGCCTTCGATAGATGGGGAGCCGTCCAGATGGTACAAAACCTCGAAGGCATGGGCTTCACCGTTGTTCCCTTCGGCCAGGGATTTAAAGATATGTCGCCGCCAACAAAGGAGCTCATGAAGCTAGTTCTCGAACAGCGCATTGCCCACGGCGGCCATCCGGTGCTCCGCTGGATGATGGATAACATCTATATCCGTACCGATCCTGCCGGAAACATCAAAGCCGACAAGGAGAAATCCACAGAAAAGATCGATGGCGCAATTGCTACTATCATGGCGCTCGACCGGGCAATCCGAGGCGGCAACAACAATAGTGAAAGCGTGTACGATTCGCGAGGAATTCTTTTTATATAAGCGACAAAACGGAGGGCAATGCACATCCACCAAATTACCCCCAACCTGGGTCACTTTTGGGGCGGACGGCATTCCCTCCACGGTAAGCTATTCAAATCAGAACGGTTGGCAACTTACAAATTCTTTTTAGCATAAATCGGAATAACTCTCAAGGAGGACAAAAATGAGCATTTTCAAAGGAATCTTCAAATCAAGGGATAAGCCCAAGGACTCTACCCCAGGAAGCGCCTACCGCTTCTTCTTTGGCGGCACGACTTCTGGAAAAGTTGTAACGGAACGATCCGCCATGCAGATCACGGCAGTCTACTGCTGCGTGCGAATTCTTGCAGAGGCCATCGCAAGTCTTCCGCTTCACCTGTACCGCTATACCGAGAATGGCTCGAAGGAAAAGGCTATCGATCATCCACTGTATGATCTTCTGCACGATGAGCCGAATCTGGAAATGACAAGCTTCGTATTCCGCGAAACGCTCATGACACATCTGCTCCTTTACGGCAATGCCTACGCGCAGATCATTCGAAACGGCAAAGGTGAAATCATCGCCCTCTACCCGCTCATGCCAAACCGCATGAATGTGGACCGAGACGAGGACGGAAACCTCTACTACGAATATCAGACCTCGCAGGATGAAGCGCACACCATGAAAGGATCTCTGGTTCGCCTGTCTCCCTCCGATGTGCTTCATATCCCCGGCCTCGGCTTTGATGGTCTGGTCGGTTACTCGCCCATTGCAATGGCAAAGAACACCATCGGCATGACGATGGCGGCTGAGGAATACGGCGCGAAGTTCTTCGCAAACGGTGCAACGCCCGGAGGAATCCTGGAGCATCCCGGTGTGGTAAAGGATCCGGAGCGTGTCCGGGAATCCTGGAACTCGGCCTTCGGCGGTTCCTCCAATTCCAACAAGGTAGCCGTTCTTGAGGAAGGTATGAAATATACGCCGATCTCCATCAGCCCCGAGCAGGCGCAGTTCCTTGAAACGAGGAAATTCCAGATCGACGAGATCGCGAGGATCTTCCGCATCCCGCCCCACATGATCGGCGACCTTGAGAAAAGCTCG